GACCCTGGACACTTACCTCCAGGAGAGCGTGCGTAACGTGAGCGTGACGATCGGTTCCAGCATATACCTCGTGTGCACCGTTACTAAGACGAGCGGCCCGATCGCCCTGCGCGAGGAGGGCACCAAGCGGTTTCTGTTCAACATCAATGCTGTAGTGAGTCTACGGCAAACCACCTAAAGTAGAGGAGAAGCACTATGGCGGCACCCGAAGCTACAACCCGAGAAACTCCCGACGGTATCCCGCTGCGCGATGGGTATCAGACCCTGGTGACCATCGCCGCCGACACGGACATCTCGTTCTGGGAGGTGGAAGTCACGCCCAGCGAGATGGACGGCGGCGACCCGGTGGAGCAGACCACCCAGCATAACACCACGTACAACACCAAGCGGCCCAGCAGCCTGATCGACCACGGCCCGCTGACGCTGACGTGCGCCTACGACCCGGACGTGCGGGACGAGATCGCGGCGGTCATCAATACGGAAACCACGATCACAGTCACGTACCCGGACGGCAGCACGGACGCCTTCTTCGGGTACGTGCAGAAGTTCACTCCGGACGCCCTGGTACGCGGCACCCAGCCGCGGGCGTCTGTGACGATCATCCAGACCAACTGGGACACTGCCGATAGCGTTGAGGCCGGACCGACCCTAACCGAAGTGGCTGGTACTTAACCCTTTCCCCCGGAGAGCTGGCTGCGGAGCGGGGCTACCCCGCCGCCCTGGGATGCCTCGCCCGCGCCAGCATCTCTACCCTAGCATGAGGAGCGAACGAGATGACCAACGAGAAGAACGACGGCCCGATGGAGTTCAGCTTGGAATTGCAGGAGCGGCCTCTCACGGTGGATAGCAAGAGCTACGTGCTGCGGGAGCCCACGGAGGAGGCAGCTTGCGCCTACCGCGACGCCCTGACCAGCGGCGCGCAGATGGAGGGTCGGAGAATCACCAAGATGGGCAGCGTGGCAGGGGCCGAGCCGATCCTGGTGTCCCGTTGCCTGTTCGAGGCCGACGGAGTCGGGCGTAGGTCGGTCTCCATCAAGACGATCTACGGTTGGCCCAGCCGCGCGGTTAAGAAGATGTTCGAGTGGCTGTCCGAAGTCGGCAACTTGCGGGAGCAGGGGGACGAGGACGAGGGTGGACCAAAAAACTCGCCCATCGCTACCGGGGACAGCTCCGAGTAGCGGCGTACCTGCGGATGCCGCTGGTCGAGTACCTGCGGCGCGTTACTCACCGGGAGCACCTGACATGGTTGGCCTACCTGGACGAGGAACACAACCCGGACCTGCTGCACTGGTACCTGATGCGCGTGGCCCAGCGGGTAGAGCAGGTACTAGCCAAGAACCCTGGGGCCTTCACCTTGCTCGGGGAGCGGGTTGAATTCGAGAAGCAGGAGGAGCCCGTGGAGGAGACGATGGAAGAGGCGACGACTAGGGAAAAGGCCCAGTGGCGAGGTCACTTGCTGGGTAGAAAGGATTGAACATGGCAGCGGCGGGAGAGGTAGAAGTTGGACGGTTGTTGGTGCGTCTCATAGGAGACGCCAGCAGCTACACGCGCATGTTCAAGGGTGCTGTAACCCAGGCCAACCGTGCTATGGCGTCTATCCAGAGGGCTGGGGCCAGGATCGAGGCCGTGGGCACCAAGCTGAAGGCTCTGGGCACTAAACTGACGATCGGCGTCACGCTCCCGCTCATGCTCATTGGAGGCATGGCCGTCAAGTCGTTCGCCTCCTTCGACCAGGCCATGACCGAGTCTACCTCGATCATGCAGGTCACGGCGGACCAGACTAAGCGGATGCGCGACCAGGCCCTAGAGCTGTCCACCAAGGCAGCGCAGGGGCCGAAAGACTTGGCACGATCGTACTTCTACCTGGCCAGTGCCGGCCTGGACGCCAAGCAGAGCATGGCTGCCCTGCCTCAGATGGCCATGTTCGCCACCGCCGGAGCGTTCGACATGGCCACGGCAACGGACCTGGCCACGGACGCCCAGAGCGCGTTGGGGCTCACCGCCAAGGACGCGACAGCGAACCTAACGAACCTTACCCGTGTGACCGACGTACTGGTCAAGGCGAACACCCTGGCCAATGCCAGCGTGCAACAGTTCAGCGTTGCGCTAACATCTAAGGCTGGTTCGGCCCTGAAGACCTACAGCAAGGACGTGGAGGAGGGTGTGGCGGTGCTAGCCGCCATGGCTGACCAGGGCATCAAGGCGGAGCTGGCTGGGAACAACCTCGCCCGCATCATGCTGCTGCTCAGCAAGGCCAGCCGGGACAACGCCAAGGAGCACGAGGAGCTGGGATTCAAGGTCTACGACTCCGCGGGCAAGATGCGTAACTTCGCCGACATCATCAAGAACCTAGAGGACGTCACGCGCGGAATGAGCGACGAGACCAAGAGCGCTACGCTGGAGCAGCTCGGGTTCGAGGCGCGCATCCAGGCAGCTATTCTTCCGGTGATCGGTACCAGCGACGCGATCCGGAAGTACGAGGCGGAGCTACGCAAGGCAGCCGGCACGACCAAGGACATGGCCGGGAAGCAGATGAAGTCCTTCAGCAACCAGATGAAGGTACTGAAGAACCAGGTGACAGTAGTAGCTATCGAGATCGGGGAGTTGCTGGTACCGAGCATGATACGACTGAGCGAGCGGGTCAAGGAACTGCTCGCTCGGTGGAAGCAGATAAGCCCCGAGACCAAGCAGCAGATCGTCAAGTATGCATCTCTGGCAGCAGCCCTCGGCCCTGTCGTCACAGCCCTCGGTCTGATGACCGCTGGGGTCGGTTTGGGGATTAAGTCGTTCGGCATGATGGGGGTAGCCGTAACTACCCTGATTAAACTCCTGTTCTCACTGCAGGTGGCTATCGCTGTCGTGGGATTCTCGATTAAGGTGCTGCTTGTAAGTACAGGCGTCGGCGCCCTATTGGTGGTCCTGGGGATGGCTGCCGTAGTAGTTGCCAATCTCGTGCGGGAGCTGTGGAGAATGCCTGCGGTCCAGAGTGCGATCGCACGCAACGCGGACAAGTTTCTCCAAGTGTGGAAGCTGGTCAAGGACACGGCGTCTGTCCTAGCGGCAGCCCTCTGGGACGCCGTTCGGGCAGCCCTGCGGTTCTTCGGTCTGGACGTGACCAACCTAGATTCACTGGGGAAAGCTCTGACCTACGCGATCGACCAGTTCGCCGAGTTCAGCCTACAGGCTGCTAGATGGGCGAACGTGTTGGCCCACAACCTGGGGATTACTTGGGAACTGATCAAGGCCGTGTTCCGAGCCGGGATCTCCTACGTGGACGATCTTTGGTCTAACTGGATGACGCGATTACTCGGCCACGGTGTGGCCACCCTCAAGGCGTTGGCCAACGCCTTCCTGGTACACAACCAGATGCTCCCCCGGTTCTTTCGCCCCGCGATCATGGCTATCGGGGCCATGTTCGTCGCATTCGTCAAGGAACTGGGGAGGCTGCTGCAACGCGGATTCCAGGCCCTCCCTGCGGTCGTCGTGTCGTTCTTGCATACCCTCCCAGCAATCATGCTGGAAGGGGCTAAGATGGCCGCCAATGAGTTCGCCAAGTTGCCGTCACTGGTGGCCAAGGTCGTCAAGACAGGTGCACTCCTGCCAGTAGACCTCGCGAAGGCCACCGCGCAGGCCACGGGCGTCATCGGGAAGGCCCAGGCGTCTGTTATGGATTCGGCCCTATTAGGGATCGACTTCGACCCGGCGAACGCCCTGCGCCGCGGTTGGGAGAGGGGAGGCGGTACCGAGGTGGCCAGGCAGTACGGCGAGGAGATGGCAGACGCCATACAGGACCCATTCAAGAATCTGGACCTGCCTGAACTGTTCGAGCCGAGCCAGCGGACTACGAATGCGTGGAAAGAAGTAAACAGGATCACGGGGGACCTGCGAAACAAGTTGCCGAGCAAGGTCGCTCCCGGCCAGGACCAGACGGACGACTATGCCCGCATGTTCGAGGAGGCTATGGCCAGCAACTCGGTAAGTCTGGCTAGCAATCCGGTAAGTCTAGATACTACCCAGGCCGAGCAGGCGCTGAAA